GAATGTTGCAGAGAACGATACGCCAGTATTTTTTAACGGCAACCCGCGGCAATACTGGGGGAAAATCGGGTACAGCGTCCCACTAGGCGCTCTGTTGTACGCGTTATAGTGGTATCTCGGTAATACGCAGGGTGATAATTAGCCAAGTTAACGATTATTCTATAATAAAAAAAAAACATACTACATATACTACATATATATTTAGATACTCTCTACAACCCTTCTAAACTCTCGCTTTTCGCGAAAATATTCCCGTTAAATCGCCCCATACTACACTGTACTACAGCCTGCTACAGACCGAGTCCGTGCCTGGGCGTGTGCGGACGGGCGTAGCGCCTGCGTGCGTCTGCCCGCGCGTTATTAGCACATATTAAAACGGATTGCAAGCGATTATTGCGCTCGATGTGAAATCGGGCAAGCGAAATTGGATTTTTGTGGAGCAAAAACGATTACAAAAAATTCAAGTAAATCGGGTGAAATTTGGTAAAAATTAGCCTAAGTGTGTAAGGTTAACTATTAATTTCGCTGTTTTAGCGAAAACTACGCAGAAAACGGGGCACTGGGGCCGCTTTTAGCGTTTGCCAATACGTTTACTCGGGCTCGTTGCTGTAATCGCGTAGCGGGGCTTACAGCGAGTGTAAAATTCGTGTTAAAATGTGCGGGTAATACCTAATAAATATCAGTCCGACCTTGTTTGCTATCAATTGTCAGCAATTGGTACAATGCAACTAACAAATAATAACGGGAGGTAATATGGACTGGGATAATTATTTTGAATACAAGGATGGTAAGCTGTTCTGGAAGGTTCACAGGTATGCTCGTAAGGTCGGGACAGTAGCGGGTAGTAAACACAGCGGAGGTTACTGGCAAATATGGTGCAACGGGACCACTGTGTTAGCTCATAGAGTTATTTGGGAAATGCACAATGGACCGATTCCTTCAGGTATGGAAATTGACCATATTAACAGGGTTAAGACGGACAATCAAATTGAGAACTTAAGGCTGGTGAGTAGTGTGGTTAATCACAGAAACATGCCAAGGAATGCAAATAACACAAGTGGCACGACTGGTGTTATTTGGGATAGTCACTTTGGTAAATGGAAAGCACAGATTGGAGTCAATGTGGTGATGGTCACTCTTGGTAATTTTAAACATAAGGAGGAAGCAATACAAGCCCGTAAAGATGCGGAGGCTAAGTATTGCTTCCATGAGAATCACGGAAAATAACTATTTATTATCTAATAGTACCGCCCAGGTATTATCTGGAAGCGTACCAATTCCCAGGATGCGCACCTTGTACTGAGCGCGAGAGTTGTACCGGTCCACCAGCTCTTGCGCTGCATAAGCTGCATTTGCTTCGCTGTTAAGGCTGTAGTCGTTGGAGGTAACAACACACAGGTCAAGACCAGACGCCTTGTAGCGCAGCCCTTTCGTACCAGTGGCAGACAGGGCTTTCACGTGAATAGCTTTCATATTATTTACCTTGTTAATTTTATTAACGGCGGGAGGTGTTTGCTCCCGCTGTAAGTAGTTAGCGAACAATAATGGAAGAACCAGAGCCGTCCGGTAGCTTGATGTTCAGATGTTCCAGAACCTCGTTAGCGCTTAAATTTACAGTTTGCATTTTATAGTTCCTTAACATTACCAAAATGAGTGGCTATATAGTCACGGCAAGATTGTTTTGCTGCTTGCTCGTTTGCATAAAATCCCAAGTTATTTTTTTGCATGATTACGTTGTAACATAGTTCCTTACTTGTAACCATCCAGTAAATAGCACCAACGACATGGCCGTCAATATAAACGCCAGTAGTGTTTTTGCAATCTAGTGTAGGGGAACCTATACAAGCTAAAGACCCGAAAAATAATTCACTTTTCATCTTGTTTTACTCCGTTTGTTTGCGATATATGTAACATCTAGTGAATCGTGGTGGTCAAAGTGCTTTTACATGGATAGCTTGCATATTATTTACCTTCTGTATAGTAGAGTCCGGCAACTATCGGGCCAGCGAATATTAAGACTGCTAATAGATAGAACATAATTAGTTAGCCTTCTTATTATTTAAGCGTGGAACTTACGCCAGCCATAAAATTCAATGGTAGCATTGTTCAGATTCCACCCATTCTGAGACGCCAATTCGCGAACTACATGAATATCAACTTCAGAACCTTGTTTTTTGATGTCGTCAAGCGTTGACCAAACTTCAGCGCATTTACCTTTGATAGGGCGACGCACACCATTGCGAATTTCGCTACGCACTTTGGATACTTTAGGCGCTTCTGGTGCGACAGGCGCAGGAACCGCAACGGTGGCGATTTTGTCTGCTGCGATAGATGGATTGGCAGCACTGTTGACAGCCGCTTCGCTGAACCAGTAGCGACCACCGTCTTCCAGCGCTTCAATATGAATAAGCGAGTTCGCTACTTCGGTAGAACAGTTGAAAATCTTTTTCAGAGCACGACGCGCGTTAGACTGGTTAGAGAAGAATTTAGCATCTTTTGCCGGTTTGATTACGGTTGTCACTTTTAAATCCTCATTTTGTTCTAGCGATAGTGCTAGTGGAGGCGCACTGTTACCAATGCGCAACCATTAGAACTATTTGGCGGTGTTGGCTATCGTTGCGTCAAGTAAGCCGTCAATATACGCAGAAACTGCTATTTGCTCAATTAAAATGTTGTACATTTCAGTATCGCATTCGTTGTTTTTTATAAGGTCGTACATGATATTATCACACTGCTGCATATGACGCTCAAAAATTTCGCTTAAAGTTTTAGCTTGTTGCTCGGTGATGCTTATAGTAACCATTTTGTAACCTCTTTTGTGTGTTGTATAGTACCGTGCTGCTATGTATTTACTATACAGATAGATCTAACTTCTGTTTTAGCAAAAAGTGCTATTTTAGAACTTATTTACTAGTACCATTTGGTAAAACTTGCACATGAGGTGCTTGCAATACTTGTATGGTAGGTAATTTGCACAAACCCTGGGTTTGGTTTGTGCTACCCGCGCAAATTAATGCGCGGGTAATTATTACTATGGTAATTGTTAGGCTGGTAATAATGCCCGCGGGTAATTAATAGTGCAATAAGTAGGTGCTGCGGTGTTATTAAAAATTACCAGCGCACTACCAACCTCATAAATTATGGTTACTACAAAATTATTACAGGAGTAGATGCGCACTTCTGGGTCGCGGTACGTACAGGAAAACCCAATAGCAGTTAGTGCTTTATACACTTGTTGGTAGTGGGTATTGCTTACAATGTAATGTAGACCGTTACCCATACCGCTACCAAACCCGTCCACGGTGCATTTTATGCTGTGCGCTTTTAGTGCAGTATGTACTGTATATAATGTAACCATTTTGTAGCCCCTTTGCTTGTTGGTATGTATGTACTATAACAAAGCATCTAAATAGAAGCAACATGTATCTATAAATAGTTTTGTAAATAATAGAAGCAATAGCATAGTACGCAATCAATACAAAACAATATAGTTGCACATAGTAACAGATACCAGGCTAACTATCACCTCACCGACGATCAGCGATGCAACTGATAGCGCCGCCGCGGCCTCCTGGGAGCGTATCTCGCTTTCGTCTTACCAAGATTGAGTCGCCAGTAGGCACCCACACGCACACGTTTCGTCAGTAGACAAAGTATCAAGTGGACTGTGTCACCTCACCCATCATAAACTTACCCCGTACCTGTTATTTCCATGTGTAAATACTCGAGAGGTGTACCGTGCATATTCCGCTGACTTTACTATATCTTTCCATCCTGTACTTCGTGTTCCAGAGCGTGCTCATTGCTGCTGGCGTAGCCGTTGGCACCGTGTTTGTCGTGTACGCACTTGTCGTACTGCTTACAAAGGATGATGCTAAATCCCTGCGTTACACCTGCAACGTTCTGAGCTTGCTTGTCATAGTGGTGCCATGCCTGACGATCCTATGGGACTTCTACATGGAATAATGTGGTCACTAGAATCAACTTGCACGGTATTTAAATCCATCCTAACTCCCTGCTATATTAGCTCTACGACAACAAAGGGGAGTAAAAGAATGGCCAGATTCACGAAGGATGTTTGGGCGAGCTTGCGCTCGCACTCTAAGCCGGCGCGAACTATGTTAATTGTTGTGCCGTCACGGTCATATATGGTGGAACTGTTGTCTCACATGTTCGACGATAAAGAGTGGACATGTTCAAAGCATGTCAGTATGTGCTGCGTTCTGGTTCAGTTCCTTAAATTTAATGTCACTGTTATGGTGCAGAACTACCACGGGACCACACTGGTCGAACGGGTCCACGAAATGACGACTGGGCACTGCGATATTGACCTGTGGTTGGTGGACGTTGTCAACGTTGGTGCTAACGACCGCCGCGCTTTGCAGCAGATCATGTCGGCTCGTATGGGTACATTCAGCACGCTGGAGTCCAAATGAAAGATATCCTTCTTCCTAAGCTGTATACGGCACTCCGTGATACGTTGCTTCAGGCCGATTGGGTGACTTCCCATAGCAGTCCCGAAGATACGTTTATTGTTCTGGTATCTCCCGACAATGTCGTTCGCTGCGTGTTGCATTACATGCCGGAGTGCCAGAACGTGTACCCGAACGGAACGTGGACGCTGAAACTCAACACAGACGAGGGTACATGGGTCGCTGAAACGGCCACCCGTCCTATCGAATCCGACTCAACCTTCTTCATGTCCGACTTCCGACGCTTGCTTTCTATCAGCGTCATCCTCAAAGACCAAATCAGCAAGGACCCATTTTAATGCGACAAATCACACATCAGACGCAGCCTACCCCGCTGGCGTGCGTTGCTACCTGTCTTGCGATGCTCTGCGGTCGTAAAGCTGAGTTCGTCGACGCTGAGTTTACTCCTAAGTACGTCCGTAAGCAGGCTGACATTCCGATGTTCCTTGCGATGTGGGGAATCCTCTGTAAACCACAGTTGGCCGCTGGCATTCACGAGCTGAATATCGGGTCTCTGTACCTCGCGACCGTACCGTCGCTAATGAGTGCAGGTCTATTCCACCAGATCATTATCGACGTCCGCGAAGGTATCATTGAAGTCTATGATCCTGGCCAGGGCTTCAGTAAAACGACGCAGTATTATGTCCCGCCTGACTCACCGGTGTTGGATCATGATAGTGAATTCTATTCCAATCTGGCCTTCCCATTACGGACGTGGATCCTGGACTATGAACTGGTGATATTGGACGATGGCGACTAATCATAGAGTCCCGTATTTTACGAACTACGAAGACGCTAAGGCCTACGCTCAGGCCTTAGCAGATCGGTGTAGGACACCCGACCGCACGCGCTATGTCGCACTAGCATGGGCGAATCGTTGGGCCGTGGGTACTAAGAAGCAGTTAGAAGATCTCGGCCTGGGGCCGCTGGTGCCGCTGTACAGCCGGCAAAACGTGCGCATGAAGCGGGAGGAGCAAGCACAGATTTTCGCATACTGGAACCAGTGCGGGAATATCAAAAAGACAGCTACGAAGTTTGGCGTGTCGTACGGCAAGGTATATCATATCATTCGTTTAATGAGGAACAAGAAATGACGGCTATTGCATATCGTGACGGGATTATTGCTGCGGACCGGCAGGTTACGTGGGGTTCCGTGGCGGGTGTCTCCAAAAAGATCCATAAAATAAATGTCCATCCTTATGGGCTATGTCTTGTAGCGATGAGCGGGTTCGTTTACGGTGAAGAAATCATTCTGGACCAGTTGCGCACCAACAGCTCAGGCAAAGGCGAAGATATTGGCCAGATGCAGCGGGACAGTCGATACGGTTTCCTGATCACTAAGGAGATGAAGGTTCATCCTATTTACGGTGACGGTCGTGTTGGCATGGAAGAGCATCACGAAAACCACTTCATTGCGGAGGGTAGCGCGTTTCAGTTCCTGATGGGCGCTATGGCAGCAGGTGCAAGCGCTCATAAGGCAGTTGCTTTGGCGTGCGACTACTGCGATTCCTGCGGCCAGGGCATTGATACTGTTGACGTTCGTGAGGCTTTGAAAGATGAAGAGTGATGGTGATGCGTGCTTCGACAACGTAATGCCGAATGCCCTGTATCGAGCGCTGGCTATCAAGACGTGCCTCCACGAGGAGACACCGTTAGGGATACATGTGGTCATCAATGGCGAATTGCACCTTTGTCAAAGTGAAGACCTTGCAATTGCGGTCCTGGACAGCAATACTAATTGCAACGGGGAACTTTATGTGTACTGTGCAGAAACGGAAACGCTCGTTCTGCATGGTATAGGTATCGTTACAGGTATTGCGGATTGTGCTTACCATATACGGGAGATTCTGGATGGCCAGATTGAAGCTCGCGAGGTCGATCAAGCCGAGGGGCAAGGTAACAAGAACGACACTGGTAACGGGCCTTTTAACCAGGCCTACGAAGGGTAGAAAGAAACGTTTCAAGTGCATGGGCGGACCATTCGACGGGAAAACTATTGCATTATGGGACGAAATGCCCGGTAATACTGGAACAATGGAGTTCAGTATTCCGAGCTACAATAACGGCGAACGGGGTTTATACAAACCGGACGCAGAATTAGCGGATTGTGTAACCTGGAGAACGGTATGAGTAAAGCAGAGTCGGAAGCGCAAGTTCTTTCCCTTATGATGCGAGGTCATGCAGCAAAAGAGGGCATCACCAAAGAAATGGAAGATGCCCTCTCAGAGCTGGGGTCTATGCGCTTGCGCTATAAAAACGAACAGGGCGATAAGGGTGAAGCGGCCTTTCTCTGTGCCTTGTCTGTATTTACTGCGGAACTGCAATTATGATCCCCGCCTGGGTTCCCTCATGGGTTCCCAAGTGGCTCTGGGCCGTCCTGCCTTATTTGGTAGTGGCGGTCTTGATCGCTGCTGGGGTGTGGAAGTATAACCATGACGTAGAGAAAGCCAGAACTGGAGGTTTCGATGCCGGTGTCGCGTACCAAAAAGGCATTGAGACGGTCGATACTCTGCGCACACGACAGGAACGAGAAGATGAGAAGAAGCGAATTGAAGGGGAGGCGCAGAATCGTATTGATTCTGCTAATCGCGATCGTGCTCTTGCTTTGTCTCAGCTCGATGGGCTGCACAAAGAACTCAACCGGATACGTGCAATCGGACAGCGCTATACCGGACCTCAGTCCTCTGGCACGTCAACCGGAGAGATCATCAATATGCTCGCCGACCTGTACGAAGCGAGCGAGCGAGACTACAATGCAGCGGCAGCAGAAGCTGACAACTATTACAATGCCGGACTCACCTGTGAGATCCAATACGACTCCTTGAAGGCCCAACATGATAAAGCAAAAAGCAGCCAAACGGCTAACTGACAAAGAGCTCGAAGCGCACGCCTCTAAGGTGGGCGAAGATTGCAAAGAGCAGTATGAGAATTACCGTATGCAGATACTCGCGCTTCTTGATCAGGCGACTGAAGCTGGTAATGTTAATCTTGCAGGATTCATGTTCGCCTTTAGCGCAGTCAGTAACGAAATTGCAAGGCGCAACGGTATTAAGTAACGTTGCACAATGTGATATCCCGCCTTACCCTGCCCCTTGTTTAATCAACAGGGGGCATTTTTATGAGCACACCGCGCGGCATTCGCAACAATAACCCAGGCAACATTCGCTGGGGCGACGACTGGAAAGGACTTGTCCCTCCAGCTAAACGCACTGACAAAGATTTCTGTCAATTTCTCGAAAGTAAATGGGGGATTCGCGCACTTGTGAAAGTGCTGTTAAACTACCGTAAGCGGCCGGGGTTGCCTGGGGTGGGAAATTCAGGGATTGACACGGTGAGGGAAATCATTTCTCGTTGGGCGCCACCTAATGAGAACAATACGGAAGCCTATATTCAATCGGTCGCCAAGGCTTGCGGTGTTAAGCCAAATGAAGCAATCGATATTACGGACAAATCGCTTGTGTTGAAAATGGTGAAGGCTATCATTCAGCACGAGAACGGTGTCCAGCCTTATACAGACGCCATTCTGTTGGCGGGCATCGGACTAGCATTCTAATAAGGAGCCACAATAATGGATCCAATCAGAGTCGACTGGGATTGGTTTAAAGTAGCGGTATTTACTTTGATCGCCCTTGTTGGCGGTTGCTTAGGCTACACCGCAAGAAAGCTGGACGCTAAAGAGAAATTCAGCCTGGGTGTGTTTTTCTTTGAAGGCATATCCTCTGCATTTTTCGGTTTTTTGATCGGACTAGTAAGCATGGAGCACAATGCGTCCTTAGGGTGGGGCGGTTCTATCATCGGTGTTTTGTCATGGTTCGGCGCCCGTTCTATGGTCAGTATCCTTAAACCGATTGTGATGAAACGTCTCGGGCTATTCTTTGGAGTTAACACAGATGAAAAGTCTAACTAGCATCCGCGGGTCATTACCAAGCCCATCACTCATGCTCCACTATTGCCTTATCGCGCTGTTTCTGGCGTCGATGGGTGCCGGAGTAGTGTGGTATTCTCACGTAGAGAAGGTGATGGCGACAGTGGATACGAATGCCAAACAGGTCACCGGTCTTGCAGATCGTCTTCGGGGCGAGCTACCAGATCGTCCTGAGCTGGACGCAAAGCTAACCCGAATACAGGTCAAGTCTGATCAGATTCAATCCACTGTCCAATCCGTTGTACCTAACACAACCGCTGTCAACTAAATTAAAGCCCACTCCATCTCATTCGGAGTGGGCTTTTTTATTCCCTCCTGTATCAATCCTTGCCGTTTAACTTGCGTTATGTTAGTCCATCACTTATATTCCTGTCATACGTGATATGGGGAATGGCGCAATGGGAAACACACTTTTACCGTGGACTCAGAGCATTGAGTATGAGACGGATCTAAGTCCGGATGAGATGCGTCTGCGCGATGCAGTCGTTAAGGAATACCTCTTTGACCACGATTGGGTGAAAGCATGCAAGCGTCTCGGCATGAACTCTGCTATGGCGGAGGAGTATGCCCGCCGCTTCCGCGATGACTCGTACGTGCAGAAACGCATCAAGGACTTTGAATTAATAGAAGCTGAAAAGCCTGAAGCTAACAAGAAAGCGGAGTTCGACCAAAAGAAACAGCGTATCATTATGCAGCTTGAAGAGCAAGCTACGTATCACGGGCCTGGTGCATCCCACGCTGCACGTGTTGCTGCACTCAAGCAGTTAGCAGTCATCTACGGGTTCGAAGCTCCTAAACAGGTTAAAGCAGAAGTGGGCGTGTCTAGCGGGGTTATGCTTGTACCAATGACCGCCGATATGAGTTCGTGGGAGAAGTCCGCGGCAGAGGCACAAACTAAACTTCAAGAGGATACGATGAATGGACTCGACATTGACCCGACCGTCCACTAAGATCGTTTGGAAACCACATCCGGGGTCACAAGTGCTGGCCCTGAGTTGTCCTGCCGACGAAATCCTCTATCATGGTACTCGTGGTCCTGGAAAAGGTTTACCACTATCTGAACCCGTATATACAGAGCGGGGCCCTCGTCCTATTGGCGAGCTTAAAGTTGGGGATTGGGTGGCGTGCCCTGATGGGTCACAGTCACGAATTATTGGGGTATTCCCACAAGGGAAAAGACCAACTTACGAAATTGAATTTGCAGACGGTGCAATTGCACGTTGTGATGACCAGCATATTTGGCCTATTCATATACAGGATGGGAATAAGCCTGGATCTGTTGGTGAATACGGTTATAAGTTGATGCTTACACCTGAGCTTGTAGAACGTTTCCGTAACGGTAAAGCTAAACTGCACGTTCCTACACTTGATAGCCTGAACATGCGATACAAAATACACGCATGGAATAATAAACTTGAAGTGGACCCTTACCTTCTTGGTTTGTTACTGGGCGACGGTAGTTTCACGCAGTTAGGATCGTTCTGTACGATAGACGATGAGTTAGCGGAATACGTTTTAAACAGTGGTTTGAAGCAATGGGCCAAAGATTCTCGTTCCGATGTTCAGAACTTCGGTTTCACATCTGAGCTGAAACAGCAAATCACTAAGTTGAAATTGTGGGACGCGCTTAGCGATAGTAAATTCATCCCTGAACGCTACCTTCACCACACGGATGAAAACCGTTTAGCTCTTTTGCAGGGTTTGATGGACACTGATGGTACTGTGGACAAAGACGGCTACATGACGTTCACTTCTGTAAGCTCACAGCTTGCTAAAGACGTTCAGTACATTGCGCGGTCACTTGGTGCTAACGCAACGTTGACGGTTAAACCTTCCTACTTTGAAGGTAAACGTTATAAAGATGCGTATGAAGTTTACATCCAGCCCGGAAACAAGTTTGTACCGTTCCGTTTAACTCGTAAGGTAGAACGTGTTAAAGGCTACATGCACGACAAGTTATGGAAGCGGATTGTTGACATCCGTGAGTTGGGTGAACAAGACACAGTATGTATTAAGATAGATCATCCGCTAGGTTTGTTTATTACACGTGACTTCGTAGTAACCCATAACACCGACGCGCAGCTAATGCGCTTCCGCCGATACGTTGGTATGGGTTACGGGAAGCATTGGCGCGGTATTATCTTTGACCGCGAATATAAGAACCTCGATGACTTAGTTGCTAAGAGCCAACGTTGGTTCCCTGAGTTTAATGACGGGTGTAAATTCCTGTCATCCAAGTCAGATTACAAATGGGTATGGCCCACAGGGGAAGAACTTCTTTTCCGTGTTGCAAAGAAGCGCAAAGACTACTGGCTCTATCACGGTCAGGAATTTCCGTTCATTGGCTGGAACGAATTAACCAAATACCCTGACGGTGATTTATACGAGGCGATGAAGTCTTGTAACCGTACATCGTTCATCGCGGAAGAGAACCCGATTATTATCGATGGGGATATCTACCATGAAACGGGGCAGATCGTTCTGGTTTCTGACGAGCACTATGCAGCGACAAAATTTATCCTTCCGGATCTACCGTTGCAGATATTTGCAACGACGAACCCCTTTGGCGTGGGCCACAACTGGGTCAAGAAATACTTCATTAACATGAGCCCTCTGGGCGGCATGTATAAAGAGACGACAAACGTATTCAACCCGCGAACTCAGACTTATGTCGATGTTGTGCGCACTCGCTGCCATATCTTTGGGAGCTACCGTGAGAACCGCAACCTGACACCTGAGTATGTCGCTCAACTGGTTAACATTGACGACCCGAACTTAAAGCTCGCCTGGTTGGGCGGAAGCTGGGACATTACTGCGGGCGGTATGTTTGATGATCTTTGGCGGCGATCTGTACATGTGGTCAAGCCATTTCGTATTCCTGATAGCTGGAAAATTGACAGATCGTTCGACTGGGGCTCCAGTAAACCTTTTTCTGTCGGCTGGTGGGCTCGTTCGGATGGTAGCGATGTCATTCTTGCAGACGGTAGCCGCATGTCTACAGTTCCAGGTGACCTGTTCCGAATCATGGAGTGGTACGGTACGAACGGGAAACCGAACGAAGGGTTGAGAATGTTGGATTCACAGATCACTCGTGGTATTATCCTGAAAGAAATAGACGCAGGGTTGTACGGTCGAGTAATGCCGGGTGCGGCAGATAATAGTATCTGGGACGTGAAGGACGGTAACAGTACGGCAGCGACAATGGCTAAACCGATTGAAATCAACGGGAAGAAATATCCTGGGATTCAATGGAAGCGAAGCGACAAGACGCCTGGTTCCCGTAAGGCGGGCTGGAAGCAGATACGAGAATATCTTGCTGCTGCACTGCGCAAACCAGGCGATCCGATTATTCGTGAGAAACCTGCAATCTTTGTTTTTGATACTTGCGCACATTTTATTGATTTAGTCCCGTCACTACCTCGGGATGAGGAAGATATGGACGATGTCGATACGGATGCAGAAGATCATATAGGAGACGAAGCTCGTTACCGTGTACTTGACGAACGACGTGGCGGCTCCACTGGTAAGACAACAGGCACATAAGAGGCGGAACGATGGGTGCAACTACTACACATCCGCAGTGGCTAAAATTCAGTCCTCTTTGGGAAAAGATGCTGGACTGTTTTCAGGGTGCGGACCATATTAAGTCTTTAGGGACTAAATATCTTCCAGCCACTGCATCTATGGAATATGATGGGATGGGCGCTAACGAAGACGGACGTAAGCGCTACGATGCCTATTTACAGAGAGCGAAGTTCCCGGAATACGTGAACGATGCTGTTCTGCAACACGGGGGCACGCTGCACCGTAAACCGGCCGTCATTGTGCTACCAGAAGCGATGGAACCACTTCGTAAGCGAATCACCAGCAAAGGCGAAGGGTTGGATCAGCTGCTACGCCGCATAAACGAGCTACAGCTTCGCGATGGTCGCTTGGGCCTTCTGGTAGACCTGCCCCAAGGCGAAACTCGCGGCACGCTGCCCTACGTTGCCGTATATGAGGCTCTCGCGATTCGCAATTGGGATGACGGCGATGATACTCTGGGCCATAAAGCACTTAACTTCGTTCGTTTGGATGAAAGTAAGTATGTCATGGACCATGCGTCAAAAGACTGGCACTGGAAAATCATCTACCGCGATTTGCTGCTGGGTGCTGTGGAGAAAGACGAACAGGAAAATGCGGGCGCCAAATATCATCAAGAACTGCGGGAAGTAGTTGGTACGGATGATGCTGCGCAGGAAAACGTGATTGCAGAGGTCATCCCTATGTACAACGGTAAAGCTATGGAAGCTATTCCGTTCGTATTCTGTAACGCGATGGACCTTGTTGCTGAACCTGACCGTCCACCTTTGCTGACACTTGCTAACCAGGCAATCAGTATCTATCAAGGCGAAGCGGATTATCGCCAAGCCCTGTTTATGCAGGGGCAGGACACACTGATCGTTAAGGGTGGCATTCTGAACACCAATCAGGTGGACGACAAAGCTCCTGTCCGTGTTGGTGCTGGTGCGCGTATTGACGTTACACAGGAAGGTGATGCTAAATATATCGGTGTCAACTCTCAGGGTTTACCTGAGCAACGTAAAGCACTGGAAGCTGACCACAAGGACGCACAGGCTCGCTCCGGTAGTTTGACCAGCGCTGAAAGTGCTTCCCAGGAGTCCGGTGATGCACTGCGTATTCGTACCACGACCAAGACTGCGTCGCTGGTGGGTATTGCTATCACTGGCGCTGCTGCACTGGAGCAGGTGCTTCGCTACATCGCGGAATGGATGGGTCTTGATCCAAACGAAGTTACTGTTGCACCGAACATCGACTTTAGCAAGACTATGATGATCGGACAGGACTTTGTGCAGGTAATGACCGCCAAGAACCTGGGTGCACCTATTTCTGCTGAGTCGGTTCATAACTGGTTGGCGGATAATAGTATGACTACCCTGTCGTTCGAGGATGAGATGAAACGCATCCAGGAAGAGACCGACAAATATAAAGAGCTTCTGCAACCGATCCAGAAACCTGATCAAAATCAGCTCCAGCAAACAGGTAACGGTGACACCGGTAAGACCACCACTACCCCACCGAAACAATAGTTTGCATCCACGTTAATTATGTCTTAACTTTACTGCGTGCGGGGACGGCCTCGCACGCTTCGTGGCACGGGCCACAAATGGAGAATAAAATGCGTAAGAATTTAATTGCGATTGCACTGATGTCTATTCCTATGGTCGCTATGTCCGCGATGTCCCGCTTCGGCGGTATTGCGCTGTCCTACGACAAGGAGGACGAAGTCCCGGAGGCACATAAGGAACTGTATACCGAACGTGACGGTAAATGGATCCTGACTGGTGTCGAGGGCGGCGGGTACGACAACGTTCAGCGCCTGCAGGGTTCGCTCGATAAGGAACGCAAGGATCACAAGGAAACGAAAGGTAAGTACGCCAAGCTGAACGGGCTTGACATCGACGAACTTCTTACCCGCAACAGCGAGTACGACGAGCTGAAGATTAAAGCTGAAGGTGGTACTGTCGACGAAACCAAGCTGGAGCAGATGGTTGGTATTCGCTTGAAGCAAAAGTTAGCCCCGCTGGAACGTGAGCGCGACGAGCTGAAGACCAAAGTGCAGACCTACGAAACGCAGGTCAACGAGCTGACTGGTAAAGAGCGTTCCCGTCTCATTCGTGACGCAATCCGCGGCGCCGCGTCTAAGCTGAAGGTGACCGATACCGCGCTGGAAGACGTTGAAGTGTTTGGCGAGCGTCTGTTTGAAGTGGACGACTCCGGCCGTGTCGTTGCGAAAGACGGCGTCGGTATTACCCCAGGCATCGACCCTGCAATGTGGTTAGGTGACCAGCGCGACAAGAAGCCCCACTGGTTCCCGGGCAACGTGGGCGGTGGCAGTGGCGGCGGTCGCGGTCAGGGCAACTACGGTTCTAACCCGTGGAGCCATGATGGCTGGAACCTTACCGAGCAGGGTAAGATCCTCAAAGAAGACCGTTCCAAAGCAGAACGTATGGCAGCCATGCACGGCGTCGATCTGAAAAAACCTGTACGTCCCGCTAAAAAATAATTTGTAGATATTGCAAGACGCTCCCGTTGGTGTTAATTTTACATCAACGGGAGCACGGGCTCCAGTTCAAATAGGAAATTTGGAGCCGTCCACGGGGATATGGCGCCATAAACTAAAACCGTTTTTGGAGACGACCATGTCGAAAATCCTTGTGTCTGGTGCGCCGATGCTGAACCTTCGCGCTACCAATTCAATTCTGATGTCCGCGGTGCGCCGTGGTGCCATTACCGAGCTGGACGATGTTATCGTTCCAGAAATCTTTGTACCTTATGTCCAGAATCGTACCACTGAAAAGTCCCGTCTGATCCAGTCCGGTGCTTTACAGGTGTCCGAGCGTCTGAACGCTGCCCTGGCGGGCGAAGGTACAACCTTCAACCAGCGCTTCTTCAAAGATCTGGACCGCGATGAAGAGAATACCTCTTCCGCATCCGATCCGACCGATTCCACTCCGGGCGGTATTACTTCAGGGCGTGAGATTCAGGTCCGCCTGTCCCGTAACAAATCCTGGGGTTCCGCAGACCTGCTGGATAGCCTGATCGCCCCGGACCCGATGATGGCGATTGGTGATCTGGTCGCTGGATACCGCGCTAACCGTTTGCAGCGTGCATTCGTTGCGACCGTTAAGGGCGTATTTGCGATGAACGCCGCTGCGCCGGTGACCACTGGTGACAAAGCGTCTACCCACACTCTGAACGATATGACCCGCAATATCTCCGGTTCTACGTTCACCGACGGTGTGACTAACTTCAACCCGGCTGGTGTGATTGCTGCTGCCGGTACGATGGGTGACTCCCTGAACGAACTGTCGATGATGATGGTTCACAGCGTTGTTTACCAGCGTATGCAGTTGCTGAACCTGATCGACTACATCCCTGATGCAAGCGGTCAAGTAAATATTGCCACCTACATGGGCCGTGAAGTTATCGTGGATGACTCCATGCCGGCTTCCGGTGGCGTGTTTGAAACCTGGCTGGTCGGTGCCGGTGCGTTCCAGCTCGGCGTCGGTACCGCTAAAGTGCCGGTTGAGACGTCTCGTAAGCCTGCGTCCTACCAGGGCGGCGGCTCAGAAATTCTGTATCATCGCTGGGAAAACATCATCCACCCTGTCGGTCACGCATGGGTTGGTACTGCGGCAGAAGGCGGCCCGATGAACTCCGCGCTTCAGACTGCTGCGAACTGGGCGCGTGTATTCCCGGAACGTAAGCAGATCAAAGTTGCTCGACTGATCACCCGTGAGTTTTAATTCTCCAGTACCAGTGTAATCTAAGGGCCTACGGGCCCTTTTTTCGTAAGCAACTAAGAAGGGGATAAAAATGCGATACGGTAGACACTTGAGGCATCGCCGCCATAGCCGACACGAACGTTACGGTACTAAGATCCGTGAGTTTATGGCTGGCCCAATTGTTGTGAGCATCCCTGCAACCGCTACAGCGGCAGTCGGTGCAACGTTGACCATTAATGCCACTGTGGCGGGCGGACTTGCACCGCTCACCTATCAGTGGAAGAAGGGTGGCGTAAACGTATCTGGCGCAACCTCGAAGAACTTTACTAAAGCGACTGCGGCGGCAGGGGACTCAGGGAACTACACGTTAACTGTGACGGACGCGGCTGGTAAATCGGTCACGTCAAACGCTTGCGCTGCAACGGTGGCATAACCGATTTTTGTAATGGTTGTGACATGTGATAGAGGGGTGTTACACTTCGGTCGTAACACCCCTTTTTATTTGAGGACTGGATAAATGAAAGAAAAGATTATTGAAACACTCCTGAAACTGGATACAACGAACGACAACCAGTGGACGCAGGACGGTCTCCCGAAAGTGGATGTCCTGAAGTTCTTATCTGGCGGTGAAACTTGGACCCGCGACCAGATCTCCGAAGCCGCTCCTGGGTTCACTCGTTCTAACCCTGTCATTGGGGGCGGTTCTAATGGAGAACTCAACGAAGTGGCTTCCGAACAATCTGTTGAAGGCAAACAGGGTCAGGCATCAGCTCAGGAACAAAGTTCCGCGGAGCAGCCGGCCGAAGGTGGTGGAGCAAGCCCTGCTGAACAGCAGGAAGCACCGAAGGACGAGAATAATGTGGTCACCAGTTCAGTCGTAAGCAAGCTGACTGTCGACGTTGCTGTTAACTTCCCGGATTTGATCAAGGACTTCTTAATGGGCCTTGACTTTGTTGACGTGAAGGAAATGAGCGACGACGAGCTGGCTGCACTGGCTGCGAAGCATAGCGATATCCTGTCAGCAGACAACCAGTTCCTGTCTGAAGTGAGCGAGTTTGTAACTAAACGCGCTCACTACCTGAATGCAGTTGTGGAGGAGCAATCTAAACGCACTCCAGCTGAATCTCAGGCGGATATGCTGGCGCAGTTCCACGAGCGCATGTTCGAAAACCAGCAGAACCTTCCGATCAACAGGCCTCGTCAGCTTCAGGTACGTGGCCCGCAATACTTTCCTAAGTAAGGGGTGAAACATGGCGCTTCCAAAACCTCAGTTAGTATGGTTCCTCAAACAGCAGAGGAAGAAGCGCCAGGAACCTGTTCCCCTGGCGCAAGGTGTAACTTTTAAACCGAATGAGGGATAAAAATGGCTGCGACTTTGATTGTGGAAACTGGTTCGGGTAATCCCGATGCCAACTCCTATGTCACAGCTGATTATGTGGATGACTACCTCGTGTCTCGCGGGGTGGTTGTTCCATCTAACGAGAAGCTGATCCCGTTGATTATTCTCGCAGCTGATTTCATGGAATGTATCCCGCGCTATAAAGGGCGTAAGACTAACCCCGACCAGGCGCTTGCATACCCGCGCGCAGGCCTGCGCAGTAATGGCCAACCCTTACCCGAAGACAGCATACCGGCGCAGCTTAAAAAGGCACAGGCGCAGCTTGTTATGGATCAGGTGCAAAGCGGTAAGCCGCTTCTGTCCAGCAAGACTGAATACGTGCTGAAACGTCGCACGCTGGGTCCACTGACACAGGAATGGGCAACGGGTAATAGCCAGCAGGTGCAAGGCGCACAACCGCATCCACGCTTCTGGGCGCTGATGCAAGATTTCTTAAACGGCATGGGTGGCTCGGAGGTTATCCGATGACTATTGCTAGTGAATTCTACGATATGGCAGTTGAGATGTTGAGCGATACCGAAATCGGTTTTGACGGCACACTCACCATCACAAGCGCCGTTGTTAATCCTGACAAGCCGTGGAACCCAGGGCAGACAACGGAGGACGTTGTTATCCGTTTGTTCTACACGGATCAGAAAGCCGGATATGTTAACGGCAGCCCGATTCTGAAAGGCGAGAAAGTGTTCCTTTGCTATGCACCCGAGGGATATAACTTTGGCTATGTCAACGGATCAGGGTTCACTGACCACAACGGCCGCAAATGGAAAGTTAACGCAGTAGAGTCTATCGGCGCAGGTAATCAGGACATCGTTTACTACTTGAAGATAGGTGTATAATGGCCAGACCTAGTTTCCGCGACCAGTTTACTAAGGCGCAGCTTACCGCCATGCAGAAGGCTGCTAAGATGGTGAAAGAACGCACGTACGGCTTTGTTGCTGCCGTCGTTGACGACACACCTGTGGATACTGGTGCGGCGCGAGGTGGATGGCAGATTGTTAAAGATCCTGGGCAGATAACGGAGGACACTCCGTTAGACCCTACTGGCGCCGCTACTAAGGCGATACTCATTAAAAAGATTCGTTACCTCCCAATTCACATGGATTGGGATATTTACTTTGGGAACGGAAAACCTTATATCTCCCGCCTGGAGTACGAAGGTTATTCTAAACAAGCTCCGAACGGGATGCTGCGTAAAAATATAGCACGCGGCGGTGAAGCGTTCAACGGGTTTAAATTGGGAGACTTCTCATGAGTTACCCTTTTGATTGGGTTGAGGATCTAATCTACGGTCATCTCGCTTCAGGTCTACCCGATAAAGTGAACGACATGGCCTGGAAGAACTTGACATTTGACCCCGCTGGGCGTACAGTGTGGTTAAAAGTTATCAATGCGCCAATCACCGAAGAGGGTATCACTCTTGGGCCGACTGGTGATAACGAACTCCGCGGTTTCCTCCAGATTGGTATTTATACAGCTATCGGGCAAGGTGTTGCGGAGAGTAAAGAAGTCTACGGGCGCGTGAGCGAACGCTTTAACGTACCCCATCGACTAGCAGGCCCGACGGGGGACAGCTTCGTTAAGTTCACGAGCAAAGGCTATTCACAAGGTGGACAGACTTCTATCGGAGACTTCACACAAGGCGGGACTGAAGGTGTTTGGGATGCAGATTATATTACGGTCTACTGGCTCGCACGTGAGCCTAAACAGAGGAATTGATCATGGCTGAAGGCTCGCGCTATAGTAGCTATTTTATCAAAGAGACGTCTTCTGGTGTGACCCCGGCAACGGGCACTCTGAAGATCTTCCGTGCTACGAAGTCCGGATTGGATATCAATATCGCTACGTTGCAATCGGAAGAGATTCGTGACGATGCGGAAGTTGCTGATTTCCGTCTGGGCACTCGCCACGTAGAAGGCACTGCGTCTGCAGAGTTTTCCTACCAGACGTTTGACGATTTACTCGCCGCTGCATTGCGCAGTTCATTTGTCAACGGTATTGTAAAAGGTGGGATTGACCGTCAATCTTTTACTTTTATCGATCATAACGCGGATATTGCCGATTTCCCGTATACCATTTATCGTGGTTGTGAAGTTAATACAATGGCAATCTCTATCGCTGCATCGTCTATGGTCAGTATCGAGTTTGGCATCGTCGGTCGTACAATGGAACAAGCGGCGACCCTCCCGTCTGGTCTGACAATTGCGGATAGAACAACTACAGCGCCTATGGACGGTTTCTCGGGCGCATTAAATATGGGCGGTTCTACTATTGATGTCATTACCGAAATGGCAATCAACGTGGAGAATGGCATCGAGCCCCGCTTTGTAGTAGGTTCTAAGTTCTCTATCAAGCCGGGTTCAAAACGTCGCCAGATTACTGGTACGATGACGGCCTACTATGAAGACAACGCACTCCGCAAGAAGTTCCTGGACGAGCAGGAGAGCGAGCTCTCTATTGACATCGTTGACGGTACTACTGGCGCAGGCTACCGCTTTACTATGCCTCGCGTTAAGATTACCGAAGCACCTCGCCCCATCGATGGTGAAGGCGATATCATGTTGAATATGTCGTATCGTGGCCTTCTCGACCAAACTCAGGGTTACAGTATGTCTATTCGGCAATTATCACCAATCACTTTTACAACCAACTTAACTCCGACTAAGTCCGTGGCGTCGGGTAGTGCGCTGACGATGACTGTTGCTGTAAGCGGCGGAAAGACTCCGTATACCTATGTGTGGAAGAAAGGCGGTAGTGTGGTTTCTGGGCAGACTACGGCAACCTTTAACAAGGCAAGCGCGGCAGCAGGTGACTCCGGCACTTACGTCTGCGAAGTAACGGACGCAAATGGTCGCACCGTGTCAAGTGTTGCATGTGTTGTAACTGTTGCCTAATATAGCCTTACTGGCAACCGAAGGGGTCGCGAGACCCCTTTTTATTGAGGATTACACAATGGCAGGTAACAAAGTAGCTAAAGGGGCATGTAAACCGGTCTCTGACGCACCAGAAGCACCGTGGGCCGAACCGGCAGTCACTACCGAAGCAGGGGTGGAAGCTGTTAAGAAATCGTTTCGTGACTTTAATATGCGTAAACGTCTGGAAGAGAATCCAACGACTCTCTATCCGTTTGTATATCCTGGCGTGGGGAATACGGGTTTCTGGTTGCGCATTCGTAGTCAGCATTGCCCAGAGTATCGCGAAGCTGAACAGAAGGCACAAAGACAGATAAGCGCCATGATCCTTGCCTGTGGCGGCGATGCAGATAAAGTGGATCCGGAACTGATTAAGGACATTAGCCTGCGTGCGTTTACTAAGCTGGTAGCGGAATGGAACTTCCCGGACGAGATGACCGAAGACAACCTCGTTGAGTTCCTTACCGATAACCCAATTGCGTATGACGAAATCAATACGCTGGCCGCAACGGATTCCCTTTTTTTCTAAGGGAACGTGAAAAGCTGATCAAGCATTTGCTGCTCGAGTGGAAACTACAAAGTTGCCCACTCGGCAGCGAAACTCCTACGCTAACCCACCTGAAGCACGTCCGTAAGGTCACGGGCAAGACTCCATCACAGCTGGCTGAGTATGAAGCCAGCTCCGTACCTGAGTCACTCAGATACATTTACAACTACTTTCTTGACTTCTATAATGGTGATAAGTTCCGTTATTCTGAACTCTTGGCTTGGCAGCAGTACGCGGGCATTGAGCTGAATTACAGGGAAGCGGAACTCATACGTCAGATCTGCCTCGAGCGTAAGGCTTACGAATTTAAACGGCAGCAGGCAGAGATTGAATATATGAGGACCAAGAAGCCGAAGAGGTAATCCATGGCTGATGCAGCTGATATCGTCATCCGAGTTAGAACAGATGGGGTCGCCGGTGCAGACGCTGCGTTACGCCGTCTGCAACAAACTGGTGTCCGCGTTGAGACAGTCAGCGCCAGAGTAGAGAATGGCTTCCGACGTACTGCACAGAGCGCCGAATTCTTCCATACGTCTGTCAGCGCCGTTAATACTGTAATGACTGCAACCGCTATCCTGGCCTACGTGGGAGGGTTAGCGAAGCTGTCGGATGCGTGGACGGATGTAACAAACAAATTAGCGA